AATTTATATAAGTCCGGATTTAGAGCTTATAACATTGCTAAGGCTTGCAAAAAGGATGAAGTTTTGCCTATGGCAAAAGGTAAATGTCGTATTTTCTATGCAAATGGTATTGCCCAGACTTATTGGGTTCGCCGTTTGTTTTTACCTATTATTCGTTTTCTTCAAATGAATCCCATCTTGGCAGAATGTGCAGTTGGTATTAACTGTCATTCTGATGAATGGGAACAACTTATTTCTGCTCTTGAGAAGTTTGGTGAAGATAATTGGATTGCAGGTGATTATAGCAAATATGATCAACGTTTGCCTAGTCAAGTGCTATTAGCTTCTTTTCGTATTTTGATTGATTTAGCTCGCGAATGTAATTATAGCGAGGAAGATCTTATTATGATGGAAGCCATGGCTGGAGATGTTGTTTATTCTCTTATTGCCTTTAATGGAGATCTTATTGAACTGTTGTGTGGATCTCATATTTCTGGCAATTCTTTGACTGTTATTCTTAATGGAATGTGTGGAAGTATCAATTTGCGTTGTGCTTTTTACACTTTCTACCCCACTACTGATGCTACCTTTGATACTCGCAAGAAATTTCGCGAGTATGCCAGCATGGTTACTTATGGTGATGATAATGCTGGAACTGCTAGCCCTGAAGTTCCGTTGTTCAGTATTAAGAATATTTCTTCTTTACTGGAAAAGTACGGACAAGTTTACACTATGCCTGACAAAGAAAGCGAACTAGCTGATCGTATGAATCAGAATGATGTCGAGTTTTTGAAACGACGTTCTAGTTACCTTCCTGAGTTAGGTATTCGTGTTGGCGCTCTTGATGAGCAATCAATTTTTAAAAGTCTTCACTGCGTTACTTATGGAAAACGCAGTCCTGTCACATTGAATGAAATTGCTGCCATGAATATTGACGGTGCTCTTCGTGAGTGGTTTAATCATGGTCGTAAAGTTTATAATATGCGACAAACCCAGATGCAAGCAGTTGCCAAAGCATCTGGTCTGGAACACATCTGTGCCGAACTGAATCTTACGTATGATGATAGAATTCAGAAATGGATACAGTTGTATCGCCCAGAAACAACCAATTTTGGTTCTGATGAGTGAACCTTGGGATGTACATTCCCCTAAAACCGACTTATTATATGTGTACTGGTTTACCATGCAAGTTAGAGGATAGCTCACCCCCTCGATTTTGTAGAGGCTTGCACATATTGTCTTATTAACCTATTTAGGTTAGGGTTTGGCACCCAACCAACGGATAGCAGCCACACGGTTTAATACGCGTCGTGTGGTGATAAAACAAATTGTATTAGTGAAATTTTTAATGTAAAGCTTGGAGAAGCCGAAACTCAATCCCAAAACATTATGTGGTCAGATAAGATGCCCGGTTCATTGTATGAAGTGCATTCCGACCCTGATTCCACATTTCGCAGCGCGCAACTTTATGATGCGTCGCTTGCTAACTTTTTGTCTCGTCCTTTGAAGATTAGAGAAATTGATTTCCCTTATAATTTAGCTTTCCAAAATAACTTTAACCCTTGGGCGGAATTCTTGACGAATCCGCGAGTTATTAATCGTATTACAAATTTTAATTTGTTACGTGGAAAACTTCATTTGAAGGTTGTTATTAATGGAAATGGATTCCATTATGGCAGAGTAATTGTTTCTTATAACCCATTATATCAACAAGATGATCTTACTGTCGATCGTGCTTTTATTCGACAGGATGTAATTGGTGATTCTCAAAGGCCTCATATTTATGTTGATCCCACTCATTCTCAGGGTGGAGAACTCGTGCTTCCATTTTTCTTTTATAAGGATGCTATGAGTATTCCTCAGGAAGATTGGAATGAGATGGGTGAAGTATATGTGAAAAGTATCAATCCTCTTCAACATGCAAATGGTGGAACAGATATTGTTTCTATTTCTGTTTTTGCATGGCTGACAGATGTTGAACTCAGTGGGCTCACGTCTTATGACCCCACTGCTCTCACACCACAGTCTGGTGTTGAGACTGAGATGGAAATACAGTCATTGCTTAATCTTGAAGCTCAATGTCCTGGCTGGGCAGTAGAGTTAGTTGATTCATGCCATACTCCAGAGCAGATCCTTGTCCTTTTAAAGGCAACTGCTAAAACTGTTGATGGTTATGTTTTTCCTGACGATTCTGCTCGTGCTAGGTTTATTCGTAGTCTTAAAGATGTGCGTATGCCTGTACGTGAAACTCTTTTCTTATCGAGTATCACAGGTGATGGAACATTTGTACCTCTTGATATTCCTCCCATTCCACCTCCTGCGCCATTAATGCGCAAACAAAGAAAACGGAGGCCCCCGAATTCTCGTAATCCAGAGGCCAACACTTTCTACAAGAATGCAGATCACGATGGTGATTCTGCGTCCTGGCGCGAGTCAGCGCCACTTTATACCATACCTGAAGTCCCGGATCCCAATACTAAGGGAACTGAGGCTCAACAGCAACTTCTTGGACCCAATAAAAAGAAGTTGCCTAACAAGTATGATCCGCAAAGTGGTGAAGAAAAAGAACCGAATGAGTCTGTTGAACAGACCATATCGGATTATTTTCAAGTCCTTTTATCGATCGCTGAAGCCCTCGACGAAGAAGACAATGAATTCGAACCGCAAGCTGGTGATGAATATGGTGATGGACCTATTTCTTACCCAGCATCAGTTGTTGCTCGAATGGCAAAGTCTGTTGAGAAAGCGCCGGTTATCGGTAAATACGCTCGTGCTACGAGTATTGCTGCCGGGGGTATGGCAGATATTGCTCGCCTATTTGGATATTGTGCTCCTTGTCAATTGGATCCACCGCGTGCCGTTGCTAATAATGGTGCTTACAATATGTCTGTTACAAACACTGAAGATTATACTAATAAACTTGCAATGGATGCGAAACAGGAATTGTGCGTTGATCCTCGTACAACGGGTCTTAGTGACGTTGATGAGATGGCTATTAAGTCTATCGTCACCCGAGAATCGTATCTTAATAGTTTTACTTGGTCTAATGAATCTGCACCAGAGACTCTTCTGGTTCAGTATGATGTTACACCGGTTCTTTATGATACTGTCCTCAATACAGAGATTCATTGTACTCCTATGTGTTATATTGCCAATTTGTTTGATTATTGGCGTGGAAGCATTAAGTTTCGTTTCCAAGTTGTTGGCTCCTCTTTTCATAAGGGGCGTCTCAAGATTGTTTACGATCCCGTCTTCCAGGTTACTGATGAGTACAACACTAACTATACTACAGTTATCGATATTGCCGAAAGTAAAGATTTTACGGTCGAAATTGGTTGGGGTTCGCCGTATGGTTGGTTGCGGTGTTCCAATTGTGTTTCGTCGAGTGTTCCTTTTCGAGCAACTCCACGAGTGGTTTCAGATTTTACTAAAATCAATGGAACTCTGTCTGTATTCGTTGTTAACGAACTTACATCACCAAGTGATGACGTGTCTTCAATTGAAGTTAACACATTCGTCAAGGGGGGTGATGATTTAGAGTTTGCTGTTCCAGCAGACAAGATTGATGATTATACCTTTTATCCTCAGTCTGGTGTTGAAACAGCATCTACTCGCTCGCCTTTTATTCCTCCTAACTGGGATATCAGCTCTTATAGTGCTGATACTGATCCAGATGAGGATTTTGAGGCGATTGGGGAAATAGCCGAGGTTGGTCTCTTAATTGATGATCAAATTACTCGTGCCCGAGATTTGAACAAGATCTCAACTAAGTCTTTGATGATTCGAGCTACCATGCTTGTTGCTTTAATTACTTCCATTACAGAACTTTTACAAGAAGTTCATCATGTCCAGCAAATTAGGACTATGAGAGATAGTGAGGAGAAGTTTAAGCCACAGTCTGGTGCTGAAACTGATGAGGCTGCCGATGGTGAAGCCACCGATGAAGCTTCTAAACCTATGCAGGAAGAAACTGTCAACGAAATGGCTGCCACTAACATCCCACAAAACTCCATGGTTTATTTTGGAGAAGAGATCAAGTCATTGAGAGCGTTGCTTAAGCGTTACGACTCATATACTACTTGGACTCCTGTGGGAGGGGGAAGCCGCACGGAAACGCGCGGTCATCCAAATTTTCCTTTATTTAAAGGATATGCTCCGTCTGCCGTGCATACTGATGCGTCATTGAATGCCATCAATTATGTACGAATGACTCATCTAAACTATATCACTGCCGCTTATGCGGGTTTTAGAGGTGGTATTCGTTGGATGCAACAGATGATTAATACCGATGCAAATCAGTATCATTTGTCTGTTAAAAATAGAGGAGCAATCGCCAGTGACAAGTATTATATCACTGGTGGTGCACCAACTACCTTCACTTCTGATTCCGTAGCGCAACATGCTTGTCGCAATTACTACGGAGGAGCATTGAGGGGTACAGCGGTGCAATGCGATTTTGATAATCATACTTTCAAATATGAAATTCCGTATTATCGAAGATTTCGCATGACTTCTGCTAAACGTACTGACGTTAACGATGGAGCTAATACTTTTGCTACCTGCCAAGAAATTAGATTGATGCAATATATTTCTGGTGGTCGTTCCGTTAACTTCGCTACGTATGTAGCAGCAGCAGAGGATTATACATGCTTTTGGTTCTTATCATGTCCCATTTTGTATGATTATTCTCTGCCCTCACCCTAAACGGGTGAATTTGACTCAAATTAAGTTTATGTCTCCCTGGTGTCTTAAAACACACTCCAGGTTGAGGCGCTAACTAGTCCCTACTGTGACCGTAGGGCAAGGCGCGGTCGTTAAATGAGCGTCTTAGGTCGGGTTCTTGTGGACCTGCAACATGTTACTTATATAGTGATACCAAGTTTTATACTTTCGTTGCAGGTGAGCCCACCTGAATGTACGAAGTAGTTTTATTGGCGTCACAAGTTTCAAGTTGCAGACCTAAATGTAGTTTACTACAATGCAACGCTCCGAGGAGGTTTTCTGATTTTATGTATTTTTAAATCAGTTTTCCACCCCTCCTCGGAGTAGGGTCCCATGTG